CATTTTTCAATTCCCCTTCATCTATAATTCTCATATAGTTTCCTTTCTTAAAATACTTTCAAATTCATCATTGGTTATATCATTCAAATAAATATCAGAATAATGATTTCCATGCGGTGCGGTCATGTTTCCAGTTAAAATATCCCTTTTGAAATAATGGCCTTTTAGTATAGTTAATTTTACATTTAATGGTAATTTCGTTGCGTTGTCTTTAGTCATCTTTTCTTCCCTCTTTTCTTTGTGGAGTTGTTAGATTAATTGTAAAATATTCTCTAAACATTCCAATTTATACCATTGGCAAAATTCTGCCTTTGTTGGTGATTGGTCGTAGCTATCACATTTAGCAGTATATTCTTTCCATTGATTATAAATATAATCTTCAGTTTTTCCCGTATTTAATGCTAAATGACGAGTGAAAACTATAAAATTATGGTGTAATGGTGTTTTTGTTTTGTCTGCTATTCTTTCGGCGAATGTCTGCATTTTAAAGCCCTCCTTATTATTGTGCCATGTTAAAAATACTTATACCAGAAGCCCCAGAATTATCACAAAATACATGAGCGCCGTTACTCCCTGCCATTTTATCGGCTGTTTGTACCAAGCGAAATTTAATCCCTGCTATTTCTTCCGTACTTAGATTATCAATGACTTTTCTAAACATAAGATGTGGAGCGTATGAACCACCAGAGCGAGCCGGCGACATCTCAACGACTCCGCTGTTAAGGTAGATATACCCGATCCGGCTATCTGATTGAACCAAAAGCCGATTAGGTGAATCATCGGCCTTTATAGGGTAGACAATAAATTCCTGTGCTTTCCTCATGCCGTTAAACTTTGCTGTGATATCTAAGGTGCCCATGCAATTCTTGGTTATTTTCTCGATCATTTTCCGTCTCCTTATTGTTGGTGATTAAATTAAACTGCTAAAACTCCCTGTTCCATAGGATTATTTAATAAATCAAATTTTAAATCCCTTTGTTTATAGCGGCGTGGGACAGCGTCTCCAGTGATAGTCAATACTCTATTTGCTGTGCCTCTCCAATAAGCGGCCCAGGCTTGTCCTCCTACACTATATTCTTTTCTTAGCTGTACATATGATGATAATTTTTTCATACCTGCCCCGCTTTCACTGGTGAAGGTTAAACTTCCATTAAAACTTTCACGTCCTGGCCCTGATTCTCAATAAAACTTCTTAACATTTTCTCCACGTCCTTATAATAACAAATTTCAGTGCCATAGTTTTTTTCAACGTCAATCAATCCCTGGCCTTTATTATTTACATAATCGCCATTGTTAGGGCTGTCTGTCCTGATACAATATGCCGTCCTGGCCGAGAATAGCTTGTTATTAGCACGTGTTACGCTGTCTAAGATACTTTCCAGCTTGCCAATTTGTTTTTGTGATAATTTCATTATATCCCCCTTATTAAATTGCTAAAATTATCCCTATAATCTGCCAAACATGAGCCGGTAATCCCAAAACTATCATAAAATTTATTCTGGAGAGTATTGACTCCAGATTTTGCAACAGTCCATTTTTCTCCAGTGAGTACTTCTAATATATGCTTACGGCATGAACCTTTAGAACCGCCTGCGAGTGTCCAGAAGTCGTTAAATTCTCCGCCACAATACATCTTGAGTGTCTTTACTGCCTGCGCCTGCTGTGCTGTGAGTGTCTGTATCATTTTAACCCTTTCCGGCCTCTATCGGCCTGTGTTGTTTGTTCCTTATTTCTACCTATATAATACCATCTCTGCGGTGAATGTCAAGGATTATTATATAATTTATTATATAACGAATAGCGAGGAGATAATTATATAATGTTATATAATTATTGGTTTATTTTTTTAATTCATATAAATTTTAGTGTATGTAGTATGTGTAGTATATACATAGACCTCCATACCTAAAAAAATTTTTGTGTGTAATTCTACACCTAACATACTTCCTAGGGCATTTTCTAAGAGTTTTTATTTGTCCTACTATAATATATGTTATTATTGTGTGTGTATAGTATAGATAGTGTGTGTGTGTGTGTGTCCTTCTATATATACAATAATTTACGGTTTTTCTATACCTATACCTCAAAAAAAGTTCCATACCTAAAAAATTATATAAAAAATGATATAACAGGCATATCTTACCATTAACCGTTATATAACGTTATCCAGTGGATACCATTGCCCGTTATATAATCGTTGATTCTAGAGCATTCTGGAGAGGTTTTTTGGTCCTGGCGGTTTTGGGCGGTTATTGGGTGTTTTTTCCGTCGGTGTGATAGGGTTTTCTCGTCGCTATAGTTAACATAACGTATCTTATAGGAAGATAATATATATAATGTATAATATAGGGATTTTTCCCGTGCGTTCCCGTGATTTCGCTCTTGCGTTTATTCCTGGACTATGCTAAAATCTCAGCATGATTATTAAATCAGGAATTATCATTATAAATTTAGTTTTCATTTATCTTTTTTGTGGATTGGTAATTGATTATTACCGTTTTGGTGATGACGCAAGATGTTTTTCCTTGACTTGTGCTGATCGTTAGGGTATATTATCATCCATGAACGAATTGAACCAGCCGGAAACTGGTCTTGTCCCCAGGAATATTGAGGAACCTTCCTCACGTTGCAACGTCTGCGGATCGGGATTGAATAGCGTTGAATCTCTCGTCTATGGAAATCGCTGCCTTTACTGCTCCCCGTCGGTAAAAAACATTTCCTTCTTGAAATTTATAGTCAATGCTGTATTGGATTTCCTTATCTATAGAAAAACCCTTGATTGGAAGTCGTTGACAGAGGATTGTCCCGATTGTACGGCCGGAAAGGTCAAGCAAATAATAAATAATCAAGAGTCCTACGTGTCCGACTGTTGCTCTTGCCAAGGAACGGGTCAGAGAAGTGTCGGTCGTCTTAAATTCTTAGGATATCTTGGCGCTGTTGGCGCTTCGTACTGGGAAGAATTAACTATCCGGCAAAAATGGGAACTGTTGAGGTCAATAAAATGACCGAATCTGAAGCCGAAGACCTATCCAATGCCCTTTCTCCTGCCGTAGAAGCCTCCCTGGTGAATCAAAAACCTTTAGACAAGCAAACCCTTGACTTAGCTATCCGTAGTGCCATGGCGAAGCTAGGAATCACTCCAGAGGTGCTTATAAAGAGGCATAAGGAACTGTTAGACTATGAGAATCCTACGATAAACTTAAAAGCTTTGGAATTATTATATAAAATGCTTGGGTTATTAAAGGAACAGGTGGAACATTCCGGATCAGTTAATATATCTGCATCACTTAAAGAGGCACGATCACGGGTAGCGAACTATGACGCCTCAAAAAACTGACCCTTCTGAAGTCGAACTAATCAAAGACATGGCCAGCCTATCAAGAGACCCTCTAAAATGGGTCATCTATTCTTTTCCCTGGGGAACTGGAGAGCTTAAGAATTATCAAGGACCGGATACGTGGCAGAAGGAATTATTAATTGCTGTTAGGGATGGGATGATATCATTTAATGAGGCTTTAAGATTTGCGGTGGCAAGTGGTAACGGGCCTGGGAAGTCTGCGTTATCGGCATGGTTGATACTTTGGGCTATGAGTACGTTTGAGGACACGAAGGGGATAATAACGTCGAATACTGAATCTCAGTTGAAGATAAAATCTTGGGCAGAATTGGCGAAGTGGTATAACCTTTTCATAGCAAAGCATTGGTTCAAATTTACGGCTACGGCTATTTATTCAGCAGATGCGAGCCATGAGAAGACATGGAGGATAGATCAGGTTCCATGGAACGAGCAGAGGTCAGAAGCGTTTGCAGGTATGCACAATAAGGGGAAACGGATTTTAATTATTTTTGACGAGGCTTCGGGCATACCGGATAGCATTTGGAATGTAACAGAAGGGGCGTTGACGGATGAGAAGACGGAGATATTCTGGTTTGTGTTTGGGAACCCTACAAGGAATAACGGTAAGTTTCATGGTTGTTTTCATGGGAACCGGCATAGGTGGCAGACGAAGCAGATTGACATACGTTCCAGTAAGTTGACGAATAAAAAAGAGATTGAACAGTGGATAGAAGACTATGGCGAGGATAGTGATTTCGTCAGGATACACGTTAAGGGGGAATTTCCGAATGTAAGTGATAGGCAATTTATACCGCATAGTTACGTAGCACAGGCTAGGGGAGTGGAGTTGCATCCATCGAAGTATAATTTTGCGGCAAGGATATTGGCTGTTGATCCAGCGTGGATGGGGGGAGATGAGACTTGCATAGGGTTAAGGCAGGGGAATAGGTTTAGGATATTGGCAAGGTATAACAAGAATGATGACGACTTTGTAATGGCGGGTTATGTGGCTAAGTTTGAGGATGATGAGAAAGCGGATGCGGTGTTTGTAGATTTTGGATATGGTACGGGTATTGTTTCAGCAGGAAAGCAGTTGGGTCGGAGTTGGAAGTTAGTGGCGTTTGGTGGTGAGAGTGGAGATGCAGGGTATTTGAATAAGCGGGCGGAGATGTGGGGGATGATGAAGGACTGGTTGAGGGATGGGGGAACAATACCGGATGACCCGATATTGGCAGCGGAGTTAGTGGGTCCTGAGTATTATGTTAAGACGACGGGTTCAGGTGCGGGAAAGATTGTGTTAGAGAGTAAGACGGACATGAAGCGTAGGGGATTAGCAAGTCCGAATAGGGCAGATACGTTGGCGTTGACGTTTGCGGCTCCGGTGGCGAATAGGGGTGGAGTTAGACGTAGGAGTAGTGGTAGGGTTGTGGCGGCGAGTGAGCAGGGGAGTGATTTTTCGTTTTAATATTGACACGTATATTTATAGGTGATAGGGTTTTGGTATGGCTGATGTAAAATCGGAAGATTATAGTTTAGAACGAAGCAAAGACGACCTCTTAGGCGAAGACTCCCTCCCGTATTATTTTGAAAAAATAAAATTATCCAACGATGACAAGAAGCGACTTGAAAAAGAGTGCATGGCCGAGCTTAAAGAAATTAAGGCTGAGAGGGAGAAGGATAAATTTGATGACTTGATGGACTCTCTGGATAACCAGTATAAGGGGAAGCTCAAGGAGAACAAGGCTCGACAATTTAATATCGATCGTGGAGTTACAGCGACAAAGGTTGATAAAATAGTTTCAGATGTGATGAAGGCGTTTACAAAGCAAGACCCTAAATTTGCAATTACCCCAAGACCTGAATTAGCTCGTAATGACGGCAATGAATTATGTCAGAAGCAATCGGATTTTATTGATGATAGATTGGATAATTTACCTTTTTATGATGAGGAGTCTAAAGTAGTTCATAACGCTGTTCTAAAGGGAGTTGGGATATTAAAGATTACGCATAAGGTAAAACGTGAACCACGAAAGAGAATTG